GCTTCGCCTAACGCGGTGCTTAAGTTTGTGTTTGTTGTAGTACCCCATGTACCAGACTGCTCTCCGGTTCCAATGAGTTCTATCTTAAGGTCTGAATAGGTACTTGCCATAATAAATTCCTTTAAATTTTGTTATATTCTACTACATTTATGCGGCTATTCGTAGCCAATTCGGTGTTTGCGCTGTATTTATTGTACCCCAACTTGGTGTTTGTGACGTATTAATTGATATCCAATTTGGGTTACTTACAGTAGCTGTGCCACCTACGAGTGTTAGTGCGCCTACTGACGGCGTAATTACTTTACCTTGTAATACATTTGGAGCAGAGCCCGCAATATTAACGGCTCCAGTAGTGGGTCTACTTATTCTACCGCCTGCTATGTCAGGTAATTGTCCTACTACTGTTATAGCCCCTACAGAAGGAGTTATAATCTTACCTTGTGATACAACAGGTGCTGCGCCTGTTAATGTGACTGATCCAGTTAGTCCAGTCGCACTGCTTCTAAATGTTGTAGGTGCTGCCCCTACTAACGATAATGTTCCTGTGTTAGGCGCAATTTCTAATCTAATTATTGATGTAGGTGCCTGACCTGTAACAGTTATGCTACCGACATTCGGTATAATTATTCGTCCACTTACAACTGTACTTGGTGCTGAGCCTATTAAAACTGTAGCGCCTGCGGGGGCCATTACCTTGCCACTAACTATGCCCGGTGTTTGACCTACTATGGTTACACTACCAACATTAGGTGTTACTACATTACTTCGAGCTATATTAGGCGCAAAACCTAATATATTAGCAGCTCCTGCGGCAGGTGAAATTACTCTACCTACAATTGCATTAGGTGCTATGCCTGTAGCTACAACCGTTCCTACACCTGGGATAACTACTGTACCCCTTAATATGCTAGGTGCTATGCCTGTAATTGTTGCAGTTCCAACTGCGGGTGTTATTACCTTACCACTTACAACTGTACTTGGTGCTGATCCTACTAAAACAGATGCACCTGCAGGTGTTGTGATAATACCACTTACAACTTGAGGCGTTTGTCCTGTTAAGACAATTGTTCCTGCATTAGGCGTAACCACTTGCCCACTTATTACATTCGGTGCTCCGCCTACTAATGTTAATGTTCCAACACTAGGAGTAATTGCTTTACCACTTATAGCATTTGGTGCATGTCCTAATAAAGATACTATGCCTGTATTAGGTGTTATGACTCTTTCTTCTAATACTATAGGTGCTTGACCTACTAATGATAATATGCCAGCTGCGGGAGTTATTACCCTACCTTGAATAACTGTTGGTACTTCTCCAGTACCCCAACCACCAAAGCCCCAGGTATCTATTCCCCAAGCGCCATTACCACCTACTAATATCGCGCCTGTAGAAGGTGTTATTATTACGCCTGTGCCCCACTCACCAGAGCTCCAGGCACCCCGTCCCCAGCCGCTGTCTACCACGACTTACTCTATTAAGTTAAAGTAAAGATGCCGGTAGCAGCAGGTAAAACTGTCAATGTATTTGGTGATGTAACAGTAAATTGACTAGATGATAATTGGCAGAAGCATAGTAACTTACCAGCAAGAGCGCCAGTTGAATTACGTAGAATCGCGTACTTAATATTAGTCAATGAAGCACCAGAAGCCGTAAATGCTAAACCTACTGTAGACATTGTGAACTTGTATTGTTTCGCTGAAGCGCCCACTGTCCATTGGCCAGTTGCTGGTACTAAGGCTTTACCGCCTGTTGCATATCCACCGGTAGCAGAAATTTCATTAGTTACAGACGCATATGTACTTAGTGTAAAAGTAGAAGCATTACTTGCACTTCTTGCTAAGACCATTTTGAATACGCCGGCACCTAATGTAATAGTTCCGTTACCGATACTTTGTTTTGCTTTATTATATAATTGCCATGCTGAAGCAGCCATGTTATATCTCCTTTATGTCGGCGTATGAAGCGCCTGTTTCTAAAATATGACGAAGTAATCCGCCGTAAATATTTAATTCAATTTCATTCCCTAGCATACAAATTAAATCAATAAACTCTTGTGCTTGAGAAATCATCCACGGATTGCAGCTAAATATTTTCCCGCCCACGTTTACAGGTATGACTAGCTGTCCATCATTTTCTTTCTGTTCATATGCATGGTGAACTTCATTTTCATCTAAACAAGAATCACATCCGAAGAGATGAAACTGTTTAAAGCCTAACATTCTAAATAACGGTATAGTTCTTAAAAGGACTGTTGATCCTCCTGGAACCGGATACCATGTTTTATAATGTTTAGATAATATGCCATTAAGTAATTCCGTACTTGTATGCCATATATAAGTTCTGTCTTTTGGTAACCCCTCAAACGTAGTAGGATCACATTGAGAAGCAATAAAATACTTACAATGATCTACCACAGGTTGAGTAAATCGTGCATTAAATGGTCTAGCATCTACCATAACCATAGCAGAAGGCGTTAGTCCATTATCTAGGCACCATTTATAAGCCCCATTAATTGCGATCAGTTTAACACCATCAGCCCTCTTTTGTCTAATAGTTTCAAGGTGCTCATTCAATGATGGTCCACCGCCCACAATCATAACTTCTTGGTCGTTTGTTGGGTGAGGCTGTACTTGCATAAAGTCTCTTTGTACGTTGAATTCTACATTAGCCTTAATCGTTTCTTCATCCGTATTAAGTACACCTGCATCAACTACATCTTCGCCTTTAATCCATGAACTTACATAGAATAGGCAATACCCTTTTTCTTCTTTAGACCAATGAATAACACAATCCCGATCAATAAACTTCTTTAGCCACCATTCATAGGGATGTACACTTAAATGTAACTTATGCCCTACTAGCTGACCCATAACATCATCTTCAGTAGCAATCTGAAAGAAAACATGCTGACATGCAGCCAAACAATTATCTAATACTCTATCAACATGATGATGTCTTATATGTTCCATCACGTCGGTACAAAAGCCATATGCTGCTTTAACAGGTAAAGGTTCAGATAAGTCCGCCTCTACAAACCTTAATGCATGCTTCTGTGTTTCTAACATCGGTCGAATATCTTCGTCTAAACAATTATCTGCGAAGTCAACCATAGTGACATCTAAGCCACCAAAGAAAGCTAAATTAAGGGAACCTCGTCCCGTACCACATCCTAGGTCTAATACTGATGCACCTTTGGGTGGTTGAGCTTGTCTTAAAAATTCGTGTGCAATGTGTTCACCAGGAGCTACAACTCTATACTCAGGTCGTTCCCACATCATCTTATATAAATCTTTTTCTAACGGTCTTATATTACTTACTTTTACTTGCGGTGCTTCTGAAAATACAGAAGATACTGTTGTCATTTATGTGATCCTTATAATTGCAGCGCTTGATGTAGACGCCGGAAATACTACTGTAAACGTTTGATTGGCTGTAGTTTTAGTACCTCCAAAATTTAATACTGCTACTGCTTTATTACCTTGAGTACTATTATATATCAAAGCACCATCTGCTGAAAAGCTTGCACTAGCCCAACTTGAATTAGCAAAGTTTAACCATGCCACTGTTTCAGTACTTGTTGATGTTGGAACTTGAGATATAACTAAAGTATTACCGCCTGCTACGTACCCTGTACCAGTTACTTCATTCAGTGTTGTATATACTGTTGTTTCAGCGTTAAGCGTAGCTAGAGTTGAATATAGGGCTATTTTAAATGTATCCGCTGCAGTTGATGCACGAACAACGCCTACACCAAAATTATGTATGCCATCTAAAATTTCAACTTTAAAGCTTGTTGCTAGTGTTTGTGAGATTGCCACTTAATATCCTTTATTGAACGGGGTATCTTACTTGGCCTGAGCGGTATGCATCCTGTCTGTCTTTGCCATCACCAAGTTGTTTGAGTAATAACATGGCCTCATCATATCGAGCTCTATAATTATCAAGCACATCTTTTTCGCCCTTCATATAGGTATAGGCTTCTAGTAATGAACCATATAAAAGTACAGAATCAAAGTTATTACCTAACCATGAAGTACCTGCAGTTACAATAGATTCAGGATAATAGAAGTAGTGAAGTTCTGCTGCATAAGCAGCATCGGGTGTAGGGCCTACAATAAACGTAGTGTTATCAAATACAGCATAGTATTGAGGCTGACCATAAAAAGCTGAATCAGTATCAGGAAATGATTGTCTAATAAAATTTACGTCTTTATTTAAAAGATATAGATACTCGTTACTTGTATTAATAACAGCTAAGCTAAACGTAGCCAGCCAATCAGCGGGCATCGCTAAATATTTATTCCCGGTACTTAATGTTCCTGTTACGTTTTTTCTTAATGCAGGAAGTTGTACAGTATTATAGACACGTTGTTCTGCTTGGCGGATAAAGTTGTTCATATCCGTTACGGTAAACGTATTTTCTGTGTAGTCCTGTATTTGAACAACAAGCTGAGAATAATTTAAAGCCATGATTACGCCATCGGGCCACGAGCTTTACGGCCTTTAGTTGCTGCGCCATTACCACGAGTTTCAAGTTCACCATGTCTATTTATTGCACTAGAACTAGGATCTCCTGCACTTACACGTTGTACGCCTGTACCTTTATTAAGGTCTTGAGCTTTTAACTTGTTAGGATCTTGTGAAAAATAAATGTCTGCGTTTGCTACATCTACTGGTTGTTTATATTCTGCCATGATTATTATCCTTTTTTCTGTGCTGCAATTTTAGCTAATCCGCGACCCATAGTTTTCATGTCAATGTTCTTTTTACCACCTTTAGAACCTGCATGTTTAGGACCTTTTGAAATACCTACTTTAGGACCGTCATTAGGAAAAACTTGAACGTCTGTTTTACCTTTTTTAACAACGCCATCTGCTGCTGATTTATATGCCATTTTACTTCTCCTTAAGATATTGATATTGTTACATCACCTAGTGCACTTGATCCTACTAAGTCATTCGGTGTTAATGCTGCATCAAAATAACTAGCGCCACCTACAGGATTATAACCCCATTGTATGACTCTGCTGCCCATCAAAGGAACACCTGTTTGTGATGTAGAAGTTCCTGTTGTTTCATCCGTTTGCAAACCATTTAAACCAGACTCGTAAAAACCTAAATCAGGACGTGGATTGCGCACTGCTTGTGGGTCGCTTATTGGTGTCATACCAAGTAATAACTGTGGCTGATCCGGTTCCCAGCATTCATAACACACTAGTATATTAACATTTTTTGTCTTAATAACTAAGCGTTTAAGTTCTTTTAGTTTGTATCTAAACCCACAACGATCACATTGGGCAATCGAATTCTTGGCACTTGCGTATTTACTAGGCATTATCTATCTCGTATTTATTATTCTTTAATAAGTTTTCTGCCGCAGGTATTACTTGTATATTCTCAATTACGTGTAACCCAGACACATTAAATCCATTTAAAGGAATTATATGATCCACATGCCATGAAAACCCAAATTGTTTTGTTCTTAGTATAGCTAATTCATATGCTTGTTTAATTAGCCCTAAATGTTCTTTATCTACCCAAATAGGCGTTTTGTTTCTTTTACTTGCTCTATATTTTGCTTTAGTAGCTAATACTCTTGCTTTATGTTTTAACCTTGTTTGCCTAGATGATTCTGCTACTCGTTCAGGGTTAGCTTTTTTCCATCTTAATGATTTAGCTGTTATTATGTCTTGGTGCTTTTTAGCATATCTTTTTTTTTGCTCTTTCCATTTTTCAGGATTAGCTGCACGCCATTCTTTTATGCGTTCATAAGATTTAATTCTATTTTTTTGAGCGTATGCTTTTTGATATGCTGCTCTAGCAATAGGATCTTTTAATGGCATCGTCTACCTTATGTAACTCATGTCCCGAGGTACAAACCTAACGCTTGCTTTTTCTCTATCCTCGTCAGCTGCTAGTTGAAACGCTGCTTCATAATCTGCTCTTAACATCTGAATACGATCAGGAGATACGTTAGGTAACTTCATCGCTAAATACGCAGCTAGCCCTGCAACCATGCAAGGAATAAATCTAAACGGAATATCTTCTACAGCCAAACCATTACCTGCGTCTTGAATACGTCTTAATCTATAGTATACGAACTGATAGTTATTGCTTTGATCTGGTGCTGGCCATACATTAACAGTAGGTAAGTTCTGTACAAAAACTCTAGTAGCCGTAATATGCGTCGCAGCCACCGTGTTATTGACACCACGTATACATCCCGTTAATTGGTACAATGTCGTAGCACCACTTACTGTCGTTGTAAGTCCACCATATTGAATCGTTTCATTATCTAGTCTAATAAAACCAAACTGCGCTAAACCTACAATAGAAGTTAAGTTAATCGTAGTAGCCGTTGCAGTAACCGCGCCATCTGTATATAAATCAGTAGGGTTCTCTTGACCACTCTGTCTATTAATCCACACTTGGATAGGACGACCATTTGCATTCTTATTAGGTATTGTAATATAGGTTGATTCAGAGATACGGTTAATATTAATGTCTTGTTGGTTCTGCCCTGTACCGGTTCTAGTCACCATATCAAGTAGGTCTATAGTGTCAGTAGGTAGTGCATACATAATCTGACCTTGGTTTAAATTGATTTGACCAGGTTCAATCGTCCACAAGTTAATACCTCGATTAGCCCACTCAATAGTAAGTAGGTTTAGTGAACGTCGTGCAGTACGTAGCTCATATCCAGTACGTAGTTCTTGTCCGCATCGTTCAAATGCATCTTCAACAAGATTGTTTAAATCTAAGTTAAAACTCGTGGTCCCTGTGGTTCTATCTACCATGATTATATTTTTCTAAAAGGTTTTACTTTTTGTTTAATAGATTTAGGCTGAGCTACAAACTGCTTACCTTTAGCTTTACCTGCTCTTTTTGCTTTTGTTGTTGCTGCATATTCTTGTGGGCTTAATGCTTTAATTGCTTTTTCTGGTAAGTATCTTTCACCTGTTTCGCTAGACTTTTTACCAGACTTAGTTGTCCACTTTTGTTCACCCCATGCTTTTAGTGAACGTTGTGGTTTAGCTAATGCACTCACTTGTAACCACCACCTGCAGCTTTATATTTCTTAGCTACTAACTGAGCTTTACGAGCTGACCACTGACCAGCGCCTGTACCATGAGTAGCGGCAGATTTTACTTGTGACACTATTCTTTTTCTAAGGCTTGGCTTTGTGTAGTTACCGGCTGCATTCACCTTACCGCCTTCTTTATATGCTGTAAAGTCTGTGTCATCACGGCGTTTTTTAGTTTTACCTTTAGGCATTTTATCAGGCATGATAGCGCCCATACCACGTGAAGGTCTCATTAGCAGATCTTCCCTCTAGTTTTACCTTTTGTAGCAATACCATCTGCACGGGAAGAAGCGGTACCACCAGAAGACATTTTTTTAACAGCTTTACGATATATTTTTCCGTATTCCTTATCATAATTAGCTGCTGTAATTTTGCCACCTTTTTTCTTTTTAAGTTCAGATAAATTTTTACTTAATCCGCTGTATTCGCCTAAAAGTCCCGGTTCTTCTTTTCCTGCAGCTTTTACCATAACTTTTCTTACTGGCGTTAATGCCTCATTTATTTTATCATCAGCTTTTTTAACGCCTGATATAATATTGTCAACATCCGATTTAAAAGTAGGTTCAGGTTTATTGCTGCTAACTTTTTCTCGGCTGTATCCTTTGGGTTTAGGTAAAGGTTCCATATCATTTTCAGATGAGCCTACAGACTTTTCCCAGTTTTTTCTTTTTTCTGCTTCAGTTAATTTAGCCATGATTAGCAAATCTTGCCTTTTGTTTTACCACGAACTTCAATACCACCACCCCTAGCACATTTAGCCATACCGCCTGATTTCATCTTAGCCATACCGCCAGTTTTAAGCTTAGCTAAATCTGATTTCTTTCCAGCATGAAGTTGTTTTTCATGCATGCCTACAGCTTTTTTAGCCATCTTTTTATCTTGAGCCATGTCTGCCTCGCCACCTTCTTTATAAGCCATGCCACCCATTTTCATTTTCTTTTTTGCCATACCGCCTTTTTTCATATATCCCATTTTATTTCTAGCCTCCGTTGGTAATTTTGATAATCCTGGATTTTCACTCGCATCTACTTCTTTTAATGCTCCTGTCGATCCGCCTGATACGAACTTCTTATTTTTATCTGCTTTCATAAACTCTTCTCCTACTGATTTTGATATACCAACTTTTTTAGCAAAGGCTGGGTTGTTAGCTACTGCTGCCATTAAGTTATGTTGCTTCTTAGATTTACTTGGCACTTTGATTTCTCCATCTTACACATTTAAAACAATTACAATCTGCAAAATAATGACCTGGTTTTTTATATATTTCTTTTTCTACTTCTTCCATATTAATTCTATTTTGATCTATACGTTCTTTAATACTTGCTTCAATTTGTTCGCTAAGTATTTCTTTATTTTCTTTAATTTGTTCAACATCGTGTTTCCTTTTTTTAAATATTTTATCTATAAATACTTTCATATAAACTCCTATTTAAACCAATGTGTGACTATCCAACTAACAACGGCTGAAGCTAATCCTGCAATAAATATAAATACTTTCCAACCACCTTTGATTTCGTTAAGAGCAGACTCAATAGCATCAAGCCTTTTCTTTAACTCGTTCATGTCTTCCATAAGGGTATCCACATCTGTTTGAATGTGTTTAATTTCAATACCATGCTCGGCAAGTTCTCGTTCTGTACTCATTAGCATTTCCACCTTTTTAGTGATGCGGCTTTCCTAGTCGGTCTGCCTTTTTCATCTTT